AAGTTTATTACAGTCAAACACAACTATATTAAAGCTAGACGATGCACCAGTAAATTTGCCAGTAGACTCAAATAGTACAACAAGCGTGTCGTTTTACTATAAAGGAGAGCAGTTGTATACACAAGCAATATCTAGCTCACTAGAAAGCGTAGATCAAATAAAATATATCACAAACACAACAAATGGAGCTGATGATTTTCAGCAAAGGGTTTTATTAGACGGAGGTATTTTTGAGGGTAGCATTTGTTTAGAAGAGTTTAACAATGATTTTAGTATTTTTCCAGTTGACACTATTTACTTAGACGGATCAAACGGAGTTACATTAGTTAAAGTTAAAAACATAGAAGAGTGTAAATACCAGCCATACAAAATAACCTTTATTAACAAGTTTGGAGCTTTGCAAGACATTTGGTTTTTTAAGAGTAGCAGAGAGAGTTTAACTACTAAGACTGAAAAATTTAAAAGAAACATAGTTGTTAATGGATCTTACGACACTAGTAGACACCAGCAAAAAGTTTTAACTAAAAATGGAAACGAGAAATTAAGTTTAAACACTGGGTTTTATCCAGAGTCTTACAATGAAATATTTAAACAGATGCAGTTAAGCGAAGACTGTTGGATTGAAATAAACAATCAAACACTGCCTTTAAACGTTAGTAGCTCTAGTCTTGAGTATAAAACATCGTTAAATGATAAGCTAATAAACTACACAATAGACATAGAGTTTGCTTACGACACTATAAACAACATTCGCTAGATGCAAATATTAGAGCTTTATATAAAAGGATATAAGAGGATTAACGGGTCGGTTTCAAGTTTAACTACAAACAAGTTAATTGACACAACGGCTCAGTTTACTATATTCGCACAAGTTGGCGACATTATCACGAGCAACTTAGATAGTCAAAGTGCTACAATTACGACAATAGATAGCGACACTCAAGTTACTTTAAGTTACGATTTGTTTCCTACTTCATTAAGTACATTACCTCAATACCTATTAACTAGCGACTATATTAGAGTAGACTTATTTAAAGACGAAAGTATAACTATAACAGATAGCATATTAAACGTTAGAGACATTGGCAAAGTCTTTACGCCATTTAGTCAGCAATTTAATCTACCAGCTTCTAAAGCAAACAGTAAGCTATTTAGGCATTACGAAAATGAGAACGTATTAAATAGTTTTGATGCAAGATACAGACACGATGCAATTATAAAACTAAACGGCATTGACTACAAGAAAGGGAAAATACAATTTAAAAGCGTAGACTTAAAAGACAACGCAGCTTATGCCTACAAGATTGTTTTTTTTGGAGACACTGTTGAGTTAAAAGAAATTTTAGGTGATACAACGTTGGGGGGGTTAATATACGACCCTTCATTAAATTTTGAATATACTGATGCTAATATAGTTGCTAAATTGCAAACAAGTCAACAGGCTGCATCTAGCGATGTTATAGTTGCAAATATCCACCATACTAGAAATATGAGGATAGACGAGGAGGGGGTTTATAGGGACTATGCAACAGACCAATATTTACAATGGACTGACGTAAAACCAGCTATTAGATGTACTTCGATAATTGAGGCAATAAACGCTACATACCCAGAGATAGACATAAAAGGGTTTTTAAGAAGCACTACATTTAATCCTTTATATATGTGGATGCATAAGAACGAGGGCTATATAACTAATGCCGTTGAGGGTGGCGATAGTTTTGTAGTAAGAAATAGGTTTAGACAATCGTCTGGGGATTGGGAGTTTCAAAGCTCAAGTCCAGCAAGTATTGGCGATGCACGTACAATAAATACTTCTGGCATTCTTACAAGGTACAAGTTTTCACTTCAAATAAATGCTGGGGGTTCAACAATACCTTACACAGTTAGGTTTTTAAATTCAAGCACTGAAGCACTTATACAAGAATGGAACTTAGAGGGAAACTTTACAGTTTTTAGGTACTTTAACCGCAATAGTTTCTCTGACGATATACTAGATGTTTTAGTTGAAATTGTAGCGGAAAACACAATAGCCTTAACTCAGGTACTTACCGTTACAGAAGAGATAAGAGATATTTTTGCTTCTACTTATGTCAACCAGTGGTCTGCCGTATACGAGCCATACGCTGGAGATGCTGCAGTTGAAAATACTTTTGATATTGCTCAACAAATGCCTAAAATGAAAGTAATTGACTTTTTAAGTGGGCTATTTAAAATGTTTAACCTTGTGGTTTATAAGCAACCAGACGGAAGTATAATGACACAAAGGGCGCCTTACTGGAGTAACATAGGCAATGCATACGACATCACAAAATATGTAGATATGAGCAAGTCTACTGTTGAGCGTTTATTCCAACACAAAGAAATGGAATTTAAGTTTAAAAGCAAAAAAAGCTTTTTAGTTCAATTTTCAGACGATATCCAAAATACAGAATTTTCACAAGAAATATATCCAAACGGAGGGCTTTCTAATTTTGACGTAGCGCCTTATGTGGTTGAGCTACCTTTTGAGAAAATGATGTACGAAAGATTAACGGACCAGTCAAATGGTAACCAGTCGTATATTCAGCAAGGAGCAATGTTGGACAAAAAGTTTGCACCAACAATAGGGGAGCCTCTTTTGTTTTGCCCAGAACTGCAAGAGAATACAGACAGTAGTTTTTTTCTTCAGCTACAAAACGGAGATGGACTTCAACCAAACTATTATAACAAACCTACACACTTGTTTCCGTTTCCACCTTATGCAGCACCACAAGGTAGATCGTCATTAAACTTTGGTATTGAAGCAGACGAATGGACTGGGGTTTCGCCAGGAAGTAGTAACTTATTTAGCGAAGGATATTTAGATTATACTCAAGCAGTTTTTGATATTAACTCTAGGCTTTTAAAAGTATCGGCTTATTTACCTTTAAGCATAATTACTAAGTATCAAATGAACGACACGTTTGTAATAAACAACAAGCCTTATAGAATAAATAAAATAAAAACAAACCTATTAACTAACAAAACGGACTTAGAGCTTTACAATAAAAAGGAGTTTGTAGGGCAGATAGCTAATTCAGAGTTTGCGTTTTTAGGTAGGTTAGCACAAGTTAATGCAACGGCTGGAAGCACTTTTGTTTCTTTAGGCTGGGCACCATTACCTAATCCAGTAGCTAATAATATTCAAGGCTATTCTATTTACATAAACGGAGATAAAGAAAGCGATGTTAGTTATGATATAAGCGGTAAAACAGTGACTGGATTAACAAGCAATAGAAGCTATGATATTTTGGTAAAAGTAAGATACAATATTAACTCTGAGATAGCCTACTCTTTTGGAGTTGGACAAACAATAACTACATTATGATAAAAGACATTTTAGAAGGATTACAGTACGACTTTAAAGGCGAATACATAGACGTAGCAAAAGGTAAATACAAAATACCAGAAACAATGAAGGAAGGATACAAACAATTAAAAAATGAGCTATGGCAGAAAAAATAGAAGTTGAAGTAGTAGCTAAAACAAGCAAAGCTGCTAAGGCTTTAAAAGACTTAGAAAATAGCCTTGAAGGAGTTCAAAGGTCTGCTCAAAAAAACAGAGAGGGCTTTCAAGTTTTAGACCAAGCTACTGGGGGTTATGCTGGTAAAATAAAAGACTTATCTGGATCAGTTAAGGGTGTTATTACTGGAGCTAAAGGGTTTATAAAGACTTTAAGAGGGGTTAAAGGAGCATTGATATCTACTGGCATTGGTGCTTTAGTTGTGGCTTTAGGATTGATTGTAGCGTACTGGGATGATATTAAGGGTGCAGTAGACGGAACAACTCGATCACAAAGAGAGGGTTTAGCTGCTGCTGAAAAAATGAAGGAAGTAACTGCTGAACAATTAGCGGTCACTAATTCAATGGAGAATACTTTAAAGCTGCAAGGTAAAACAGAGAAAGAAATAAGAGACCTTAAAGTACAACAGACTAACGAGATTATACTTGCGACAGAGGCTCAGTTAGCCCAGCAAGAATCAATGAAAAAAACTCAAATAGAAGCTGCTGAAAGAAACAGAAAAATAGCTGCTGGTATTATAGCTTTTTTGACTTTACCAATAGGCATAATACTTGGATCAATAGATGCTATATCGCAAACACTTGCACAGTTAGGTATTATTGAGAAAGGAACTAGTCTAGCTGAGGACTTTGTGCTTGGAGCTGCGGAAATGATATTTGATCCAGAGGAGGTTGCTACGGAAGCCGATGCTACGATTAAAGAAACAGAGGCACAATTAAGAAAACTTAAAAACTCAAGGGACGGCTTTTTATTAAAAGACAAAGACGATAAAAAGAAAAAAGCTCAAGAGGATACAGATAATGCGATTAAAGCTGAAGAGGATCGGATTGCTGCCTTAGAAGCTATAAGAAAGGGCGAAATTGACACAGAGGCTGAAAGAAGAGCAGAGAAACTTAGGCTTGTAAATGAAGAGTACGAAGAGCTAAAGGCTTCTGCAATTAAATACGGAGAAGACACTGCTGCTTTAGAAGAGGCTAGGCTAAATAAATTAAAGGAATTAAAGGACACGTTTAAAGTACAAGACGAAGCTGAAAAAATAGCTGAACAAGAAAAAAGAATACAAGAGCTTTCTATTGATAAAGAAACAGATCAACTAAGCTTTGACGAGCAAAGAGCTTTAATAGCAGAAAGAAGGGCTTTAACTTTAGAGGATCAGACCTTAAGTGATGAGCAAAAATTAGAACTAAAAAAAGAGTTTGTTGCAAAAGAAACAGAAATAGACTTAGCTCAAAAGGAAGCTAAAGCTGATATACAAAACGCTACTTTAGACGTTGCTCAACAAGGTATATCTGTTTTAAAGAATATTGCTGGAGAAAACGTTGCCGTTCAAAAAGCATTGCTTATAGCTGAGAGTGCTGCTGGTATAGCTAAAATATTAGTAAACACTGGAGTGGCTAATGCTAAAGCGGTTGCTGCCGTACCAGTTACTGGTGGACAACCTTTTGTTGCTATAAACTCCATAAGTGCTGGACTTGGTATTGCTGGCAATATTGCTGCTACTGCAAAAGGTCTTTCTGCTTTAGGAGGCGGAAGTCCAAAAAGCGGAGGAAGCGTGCCTAAGTCTGCTGGGGGTGGATCGCAACCTCCTAGCTTTAACATAGTTGGAGCAAGTGAAACTAATCAGTTAGCAGATGCGGTTGCTGGACAAACTAATCAACCAGTACAAGCTTATGTAGTAGCTAATGACGTTTCAAGCGCACAGAGTTTAGAGAGAAACATTGTACAAGGTGCAACGATAGATTAAATACAAAAAAACAAATAATAAACGTTATAATAATATGAGAATTGTAGAGCTAATAATAGAAGAGGACGAAGAATTTTCTGGAATTGATGCTATAAGCATAGTTGAATACCCAGCGATTGAAGAGAACTTTGTAGCGTTAAACAAAGACAAAGAATATAAACTAGCTGAGGCTGATAGTGATAAAAGACTCTTAACTGGAGCTTTATTGATACCAAACAAGACTATATATCGAAAGGAGAAAGAAGACGAATACTATATTTATTTTTCTAAAGATACAGTGCGGAAGGCTTCTGAAATGTATTTAATAAACAACAAACAAAACAACTCTACGTTTGAGCATCAGTTTGAGCTTTCTGGGCTTAGTCTAGTTGAAAGCTGGATCTTAGAGGACAAAGAGAAAGACAAGAGTGCTATTTATGGTATGGACTTACCTTTGGGAACTTGGGTGGGGACTGTAAAAGTCAATAACGAGAAAGTCTGGCAAGAGTTTGTTAAAACTGGAATGGTAAAAGGCTTTAGTATTGAAGGTTACTTTACTGAGAAAACTAAAAAAGAAGAGTTAAGCAGAGAAATTGAAGCTGGAATTGAGTTACTTAAAATTAAACAAATGATTTTAGAGAATGAAAGCAGATAATAGCACACCTAGTTTAACCAGTCCTAAGAACAGCAGACGAGCTTGTTTGTGTAAAGGTAAGAACACATATAGTAGGAAGTGCTGCGACGGCTCTTTGTGGGCGCAAGGTATTGGATCAATAAACAGAGTAACACCGATAGACTATTTACAACAAGAAAACGGAGACTTAATTTTACAAGAGGATAATTACAATATAAAAATATAATGGCAAATTTAAAAATAAGCGCTTTACCAGTCGCAACAGAATTACAAGGAGGCGAAATATTCGCTATCGTACAAGGTGGGGTTACTAAACAAACTACTTTAAACAATATAGACAACTATTTAATTCCTACTAGCTTAACAGTACAACCAGGCGTGACAGTTAATTTAGGCGATGCTATTTATGATGACGTAATACTTTTGAAGCTTACTTGGAGTGGTGCAAATGGAACGCAAGTTTTAAATTTACCTACTGCTGCTAGTCACACAAATAGAGTTATAAGGTTTTTATCTAATACTGGATATGCTAATGCAACTAGAACGGAATTAACACCAATAGGTGGGGACACTTTAGACGGAAGCGTTTCTCCTTATGTAATAAATAAAGAGTACGAAGGCATACAAGTCTGGAGTGACGGAAGCGAGTGGTTTATAATCCAGAAAAAAGCATAGTGAAAATACAAAACTAATTTTAAAAAACGTTATATTGATATGAGTACAGAAAAAAGAGTGTTTGCGATATTAAAGAAAATAACTAAAGAGCAGAAAACTGAGCTATCAGCAGTAAGCGATTTACAAGACTGGTTAGACTTAAATGAAGTAGATCAAGTTGCTTTTAGGATTACAGATGATTTAGCTGGAGCTTCTTATGAACTAAGTAATGCTATTGCTTCTTTTGAAAATGAGATAGCTAAATTTGAGAATAAATACCAAGATATGCAGAACTTTCAAGTAGACGATTTTATAGATAGGAGCATTAAAGGAGGGGACTTAATAACAAACTATTTAAACTTGACTAATGAGCTTGGAATTGATGCAGAAGAAAACGAAGTATTTAATAGGGTTTATTCGCAAGTTACAGATATTTACCCAGACTTTATAGATAGGCTTGAAAATGCTTACACAGATGCGGAGTCGGTAATTGACGAGCTTGAAAGTATTAACCTAGATTACATTACAAGGAATTAATTAAATAAATATATATATGAAAACAACAGAAATGTTAAGTAAAATAAAAAAACTTCTAAATGCAGACGTAAAGTTAGCAGAAATGAAGTTAGACAATGGCACAGTAATCGAGGCAGAGAGCTTTGAGGCTGGGCAGTCTGTTTTTATTGTTACAGAAGACGACAAGGTAGCACTACCTATTGGAGAATATTCGCTTGAAGACGGACGTGCATTGACTATTGAAGAGGAAGGCATTATTGCTTCTATTGGTAGCGAGGAAGCTCCAGCAGAAGAGGTTGAAGTTGAAGCTGAGGACGAAACTATCGAAACAGAAGTACCAGAAGAGATTGCACCAGAGGTTGAGGCTATTGTAGCTGCGGTTGTTGAGGTAATTGCTCCAGCACTTGAAGAGGTAAAAGAAGAGATCAAAGAATTAAAAAAGAAATTTGAAGAAACTCCAAGCGAAGAGGATAAAGAAGAGAAAACAGAAATGAGCAAAAAATTCAACCATTCGCCAGAGAAACAAGCTTCAAAGAAAACAGAGATTAAATTCTCACAAAACAGACCAACAACAATTTTAGACAGAGTATTAAATAAATTAAACAAATAAAAATGAGAAAAAACGTAAACTTAAGAGATGTAGCTAACCCAAGCGGATCTCTAAACGGATTGACTACTACATATGCTGGAGAATTTGCTGGAGAATATATTGCTGCTGCTTTATTTTCTGGAAACACACTAGCTAATGGAGGTGTTACAATCAAATCAAATGTAAAGTACCAAGAGGTAATTAAAAAACTAGCCGTTGGCTCTATTATAGTAGACGGAACTTGTGATTTTACTACTGAGAATGACGTAGTAACTTTAACTGAAAGAATTTTAACTCCAGAGGAATTTCAAGTTAACCTACAATTGTGTAAAAAAGACTTCCGTTCAGACTGGGAGGCTATGCAAATGGGAGTATCGGCTTACGATAACTTACCACCTAAATTCGCAGATTATTTAATAGCTTACGTAGCTGCTAAAGTAGCTGAAAAAACTGAGCAAAATATCTGGAGAGGTGTTACTGCCACTGCTGGAGAATTTGACGGATTTACAACTAAATTTTTAGCTGATGCAACTGTAATTGATGTAGCTGGAACTGCTGCTATTACACCAGCTAACGTAATTGCTAAAATGGGCGACACAGTAGACTTACTACCTAGCTCACTTTACGGATCTGAGGACTTATTTTTATATGTTTCGCAGAATGTAGCAAAAGCATATGTAAGAGCTTTAGGCGGATTTTCACTGCTAACTGGCGGAGCTGCTGGTACAGATGACAAAGGTACACAATGGTACAACGGATCTGGCGGTTTATCGTTTGACGGAATTAATATCTTTGTTGCTAACGGATTAGCTGACAACAATATGGTATTAGCTCAGAGATCTAACTTATTTTTCGGCACTGGCTTACTTTCAGACCAAAATGAGGTTAAAGTTTTAGATATGGCTGACCTTGACGGATCGCAAAATGTACGTATGATAATGAGATTTACGTCTGGAGTTGAGTACGGTATCGGTAGCGAGATTGTATACTACGTAGCATAACAAATAATTAATTAATAACGAAGAGGGGTGGGCATCTGCCTACCCTTTTTTATTTAAAACAAAAAAATATATGGCTTGTTTATTAAACACTGGACGTAAAGTCCCTTGCAAGGATAGCGTAGGAGGCATTAAAGCTGCTTATTTCGCTGACTTTGGAACTATGGGAACTTTGCAAACGTCTGCTGGAGAAGTTACTGCTTTCGGTAACACTTCACCAACATTAGACTTTTTTAAATACGATGTAAAAGGAAACTCTAGCTTAGAGCAGACTATTACTTCAAGCAGAGAAAATGGAACTGTTTTTTACGAACAGACATTAAATCTGACATTAACTAAATTAGACTTAGCTACTCAACAAGAATTGATTGAAGTAGTAAAAGCTAGACCTCACGTAATGGTCGAGGATTACAATGGCAACTTCCTATTAGTAGGAGCGGTCAATGGAGCTGATTGTAGCGGTGGAACTATCGTTACTGGAGCTGCTATGGGCGATTTAAGTGGCTTTACTCTAACAATGGCTGG